GTTAAGATCTATAGAGTGTCTTTACGATGGGGCTATGATTCTTGGTACTGACAAACTACTTAAATGGGAAATGGCTAAAAACATGATGCGTCCTAAAAGTGATTTTACTAAAGTTAAGATGAATTACTCTATTGTAGCGCCTAGAATGTATAATGGTAAAATTGATTCTTTAGTAAAAAGAATTACTGGTTTTGCTGATATGATTCAATTAACGCATCTTAAGTTACAACAAGTAATGTCAAGAATGGTTCCTGATGGCGTTTATTTAGATGCTGATGGTTTAGCTGAGGTTGATCTAGGCAACGGAACAAATTATAATCCTCAAGAAGCTTTAAACATGTTCTTCCAAACAGGATCTGTTATTGGTAGATCATTTACTTCTGAGGGTGATATGAACCCAGGTAAAGTTCCTATTCAAGAAATTACATCTGGAGCTGGTGGAAATAAAATGCAAGCTCTTATAGGTAATTATAATTACTACCTACAAATGATAAGAGATGTAACCGGACTTAACGAAGCTAGAGATGGTAGTATGCCAGATAAAAATGCTTTAGTCGGTGTTCAAAAATTAGCAGCCGCAAATTCAAACACAGCAACTAGACATATATTACAATCTGGATTATTCTTAACAGCTGAGGTTTGCGAAGCGCTATCTCTTAGAATATCTGATATTATAGAATACTCTCCAACAAAAGATGCGTTTATACAAGCTATTGGCGTTCATAACGCAGCTGTATTAGAGGAACTTAGCGAACTACATTTATATGACTTTGGTATATTCATCAATCTACAACCAGATGAAGAGGAAAGAATGATGTTGGAAAACAACATTCAAATGGCTTTGCAACAGCAAATAATTGAGTTAGCTGACGCAATTGACATTAGAGAAATCAAAAACATTAAACTAGCTAACCAACTACTTAAAATACGTAGAAAGAAAAAGCTAGATAAAGACCAAGCTTTGCAACAGCAAAACATGCAAATGCAGAGTCAAATGAACCAACAAGCAGCTCAAGCGGCTGCTCAATCAGAGGTTCAAAAAAACCAAGCTCTAACGCAAAGCCAAGCACAGTTAGAGCAAGTAAAAGCTCAATTAGAATCTCAAAGAATGATGCAAGAGGTTCAGATGAAAAAAGAACTAATGCAATTAGAGTTTGAAATGAACATGCAGCTTAAAGGCGTTGAGGTTGATGGGCAAAAAACAAAAGAAAAAGAAAAAGAAGATCGTAAAGACGAGAGGACTAGAATACAAGCTTCTCAACAAAGCGAACTTATAGATCAAAGAAATAGTGGTAAACCACCTAAAAACTTTGAGTCCGCAGGTAATGATATACTAGGCGGAGGATTTGATTTAGGAGTGTTTGACCCTAGATAGAATTTATTAATTATTATTATATTATATTATGGAAGAAGAAAATGAAAAAGTAGTCGAAGAGACTACCCAAGATCAAACCGTAGAAACGGTTGATGAAAGTAAATTTGAATCTGCTGGAGACGATAGCGTTATTAAGGTAGATTTAAGCAAACCAATAGAACCAGAGCAAGATGAAGTTAAAGAAGATAACGCTGACGACAGCGGAGTGGTTGCAGAGTCTGAGGATGCCGAGCCCACACAAGAACAAGAAGAAGTACAACCGGAAGCTGAAACACAAGAAACTTCAGTATTAGAAGAAGTTACTGAAGAAGAAGTAGATCAGGTTGAAGAGCAGGTTGAAGAAGCTATAGAAGAAGCTGAGGCTACTGGAAAACCTTTACCAGAAAACATCAAAAAGTTAATGGACTTTATGGAAGAAACTGGAGGTGATTTAAGTGATTATGTTAAGCTTAATCAAGATTATTCAAAGTTAGACGACCAAAGTTTATTATATGAATACTACAAGCAAACAAAACCTCATTTAAACAATGAAGAAATTAACTTCCTTATGGAAGACACGTTCTCTTACGACGAAGATGTAGACGAAGATAGAGATATACGTAGAAAAAAACTAGCGCTTAAAGAGCAAGTTGCCAGCGCTAAAAGCCACCTAGACGGGCAAAAGTCTAAATACTATGATGAGATCAAGGCTGGAAGCAAACTTACGGGTGAGCAACAAAAAGCAATTGATTTCTTTAATAGGTACAACAAAGAGTCAGAAGCAAGTCAAAAAACAGTTAAAACAAACTCTGATATTTTTACACAGAAAACAAATAATGTTTTCAACGACAAGTTCAAAGGTTTTGAATATAACGTCGGTGACAAAAAATACAGGTTTAATGTAAACAATGCTGAAGAGGTTAAAAACACTCAGAGCGACATAAGCAATTTCACCAAAAAGTTTTTGGATAAGAACTCTGCTTTAGAAGACGCTAAGGGCTATCATAAATCTTTATACACAGCAATGAATGCAGACGCTGTTGCAAAACACTTTTACGAACAAGGAAAAGCTGATGCTATGAAAAATAGTATTGCTAAGGCCAAAAACGTTGATATGAATCCAAGACAAAGTCATGGAAAAATTGAAGCGGGTGGTACAACTTTTAAAGTGTTAGGTGATAATTCTTCTGATTTTAAGTTCAAAATTAAAAATAAAAACAAATAACAATTTAAAAATTTAAAATTATGGCAATTACTGCAGGTAGTTTGTTAAACAGTGTAGCTGCTTCACAGCAACAAACACTATCTTCAAACTACATCGATTTTACGTCCACAGCTACAGCTGGTTGGGCACAACAATATTTACCAGATCTTATGGAAAAAGAAGCTGAGGTTTTTGGAAACAGAACAATCTCAGGATTTCTTGCACAAGTAGGAGCTGAAGAATCTATGACTTCTGACCAAGTAGTTTGGTCTGAGCAGTCAAGATTACATTTATCTTACGTATGTACAGTGGATGCTGACGGTGATACAAACGGTACACTTACAATTACTACTGACATTGATGGAAATGCATTAACTACTACTCACGGTATTAGAACAAATGATGTAGTATTAATTGCACAATCTGGCGTTGTAGTTAAAGCACTAGTTGTTGAAACTCCAACTTCTGCTGTTGTTACAGTTGAGCCTTACGCTACAGCTGCTTTATCAACTTTATCTGACGGTACAGCTACTGTATTAGTTATAGGTTCTGAGTACGGTAAAGGACAAAAATACACTGATAACACTGGTACGTTTGAAGCTGATAAAAGAACAGCTTTAACACCTACTTTCAAATCATTTACTAACAAACCAATCATTATGAAAGATTACTATGAGATCTCTGGGTCTGATGCTTCTCAAGTTGGTTGGGTTGAAGTTTCTGGTGAAGAAGGTCAAAATGGTTATTTATGGTATTTAAAAGCTGAAGGTGATACTAGAGCTAGATTTACTGATTACTTAGAAATGTCAATGTTAGAAGCTGAAAAAACTGCTGCTGCATCTATTATTGGTTTTGGTGATAACGGTCAAATTAGAGGTGCTGCTGATGCTGGTGCTGATGGTGCTGGTACTGAGGGTCTATTCGCTGCTATTGAGTCTAGAGGTAATGTTACTTCTGGTGTTACTGGTGTTAACGCTGCTACTGATTTAGCTGAGTTTGACGCTATCTTAGCTGAGTTTGATAATCAAGGTGCTATTGAAGAAAATATGATGTTTGTAAACAGAGCTACTTCGTTAGCAATGGATGACATGTTAGCTTCTATGAATTCTTATGGAGCTGGTGGTACTTCTTACGGAGTATTTGACAACTCAGAAGATATGGCATTAAACTTAGGTTTCTCTGGTTTCAGACGTGGATCTTATGACTTTTACAAGTCTGACATGAGATACTTAAACGACAAGGCTACAAGAGGTGGTATTAATGACAGAGCGGGTAGCGCGGCTATTCGTGGGGTTATTATTCCTGCTGGTGTATCTTCTGTTTATGACCAAGCTTTAGGAAAGAATCTTAAAAGACCTTTCTTACACGTTCGTTATAGAGCTTCACAAACTGATGACAGAAAAATGAAAACTTGGGTTACTGGTTCTGTTGGTGCTGCTACATCTGCACTTGACGCAATGCAAATCCACTATTTATCTGAAAGATGTTTAGTTACACAAGCTGCTAACAATTTCATGTTAATGAAATAAGCACAATTACTTTAAAAGAGGGTGGAGCTTAGTCTCCACTCCCTTTTATTTTTATTAATTATTATTATATTATATTATGGCAAAAAAAGCTAAAAAAACAGAGAAGGTTGAAGTAGAACCTCAAGTAGAAAAAATGGAAGAAGTAGTTACAGAGTTTTTTGAAGAAACTTTTGAAGAAACTGTAGTTGCAAAACCTAAAAGAGTTGAAAAG